CCCCCCCGTCACCCATTCACGCCGCCCCCCCCCAAAAAAACAGGCCGGAAAAACGCAAAAAAATAACCGCCCCGGAATAGCACCGGGGCGGCGTTCATTTGTTCAATTTTAGTATTTCAATCAGGATTTGCACCGGCAGCAAAAGCAATAATAAAATCAAATACACGCTTTCACCGCCCTATTAAAATACCGTATCAACAACGGTTAGAATTGTTATCCATAGATCAATATATTGTGTGCTGTATCCGGTATAATCGCCATTGTCAAACTCTGTTTTGCCCGTGATAACATAACCGACTTGTTTTGCGCCCCCGTCTGATAGATCAACGAACATTTCCGACTTGTTTTTAATGGCATTTTTGGAAATAGTGATACAATGCTTTTCTTCCACCCGTTCCCGGTAAATTTCAAGCGCATTTTCCACGCTATCAGCATCTATGCGCATATCTGAAACAATACCGCCGTCAATGTACCACTTTTTATTGTTGTATTCTTTCATTGTTGCCGTTGTTTTGAAAATGTAATTCATAATTAAACCCCCATTCTAATACATTCATCAAGTGGAACCCTATACCCATGCACCCGGAAAAAAGCCGCCCCTTTCCGGGTATACTGTATTTTGCACCGGTGGAACGCTTTACCGCCGCCCCACGCCCCGGAAACGCAATAAACATAATCGTCAATGCCGTGTTCAATACCTTTGATTTCAAGGCCATTCAAGCCGCTATAATATGCAATACTTTCCCGGCTTTCGCAATATTCACGCTTATTCATGATTGCAAACCCCCTTTATAAAATCCCTTGCAAGGCTTTTCAGGCTTTCCCGCTGTTGTTCATAGGAAAGGCTATAATCATAGCGGATTTTTTCGGCTTGCGTTTCATACCGTTCACGCAATTCATAAGACGGGCGAACATTTCCGAATGGGGCATAACCTGTTACAATGGCAACCCCGCCGCCCATATCGTAAATATCAGCCGCCCACCCCTCACGGCGTACTGTGTACGCAACCGGGCTTTCATAATTCAAAAGATTTTGCAATCCACAATAGGGAACGCAAATAATTTTATTGTAATTTGCCCGGATTTCCTTTTGTGTTGTCTTGAATTTCATTTATTACACCCCTTTCAATAATTCATGTTGTTAGCTGCACGGCGGTTATATATAGCTTTCAAACTTTCGGCGGGGGTCATATCCGCCGCTTTCGGCTTTTCCGTTTCTACCGGCTGCATATCCCACCACGATTTCCCGCCGCCGTTCATATCATAGAACGAAAGAAAACTATTTACATGGCGCATTGTGGTAGCAGAATAACCGCCCCACATACGAACGAACCGCCCCGCCGCTGTAATGCGGCAAACAAAAGTATTGTAGGACTGTAAAACTTTTTCGCCGTTGTCCGTTTCAATGATTTTTGCCTTTCCGTAAAAACTTTTTGCCCGTTCATAACCCATAACAGGCAGATCATAAATTTTCATAATGCAAACCCCTTTCAAAATTCAATTTGCGTTTACTGCCTTTCGGTAAATACAAGATAACATATTTGCATTTACCTGTCAAGCGTAAATGCAAAAAATAATCAAGATTTTTTGCAAATAGGGCAACTATACAATATAAAGGGTTGAAAAATGTTACCACTTTCAGATCAGGCCGGAACCCCGGCAGCGCCCACGCCGCCCCGGTGAAACCCGCCGCCGATCAGCCGGGGAAAGGAAAAGCCGCCGACCCCGTGGAGAGATCGGCAGCTCTGTCAAAGTCGCAGACCCTCGCCGGAAAGTTGCAAAGTCGTTCGGGCGAAAGTCGGGAAAGTCGTGGGAAAGTCGCAAAGTCGCTCGGCATAGTCAGAAACCATAGTCGCAAAAGTCGTGAAAGTCGCTCAGTCCTCCGGGTCATAGTCGCTGGACGCACCGACCACATCTTCGAGGTACTTCTTCTCCAAGTCCTCGGCGGGAACCTGATCTCCGAGCTGCTGGTTGGGTGTCAACACGACCTCCTGCTTGTCCGCATAGCCCATGTTGTTCTTCATCAGAAAGATACCGGCGACCGGATTGATCTTTCCGTTCTGCATATAACTTTCCATCTGAGCGTTTAAAAGTTGATACGCCTTTTTAATCAAGTTACGGCTTTCGGCGGGTAGCGTCTTACTATCCACTCCATTTGCCCATGCCCATATCGTCTTTCTATCAACTCCAAAAGCCAATGCCATACCAGCAACCGAGGGCTTCATATCGTCCTGAGCGCACAGAGCAAAGTACATACCCATACGCTCTTTGACCTGTTCAGGTTCTCTTACGTTCACATCAGGCCAGTCCAACATGACCATCGAATGTTCCAGATATTTTCTGTTGTCACCCGGTTCTGTATGGACGCTCAGGGCTTCCTTACGATCAGGCCGAGTGCGTTTCTTCACAATTTCATCTGCCATAGTTGTTTTCTCCTTTCAAAGTCGCCAAGGTGATAAAGGTGAGTAATCGGGTGCATTTCCCTATAACTATTTCTATATACGCGCGTATAAGAGAGAGTTATAGGCATTTATGCCCGATTACTCACCTAACTCACCTAAAATACGAAAACAATTTTTCAAAACACGCCAATTTGAAAAAAGTCTTTGCAAAAACACTCACCTTTATCACCTTTATCACCTAACTACCAGTCGGCGTTAATGACCACCTTGTTCCCATGAGCGAGTGCTTCCGTCACAATCCGCTCCACACCGTCCCAGTTGTAGACCTCTTTTTTCACGGCATAGTCGGTGAGCTGCTTTGCCTGCTCGTTGTCAAGAACCATGTCCTTGCCGTACCAGTCGTTCTCCTTGGTACGCTTCTCATAGGGAACATAGTAACCGAGCCTTTCCAGAAAGTCGTACCAAAGCCGACCACCGCTGTCGGTGCTGGCAACATCTACCGTGGTGATGACCTCACCACAATGAGGGCAGCGAACATCTTTACGTTCCATGACCGTAATATCAAGACCCATTTTCCAACACCTCCTGCGCCATCTTCACCAGCTCGACCAAATCATAGAACCGCCGAGGGTCTAACCCGGTCTGCCGCTTCACCTTGTCCAAGTGATAGAGAACGGTATTTCTGTGTGCGAAAATAGCACGGGCAACATCGGTGACATTCATGTTGTGATTTGCCATCGCTATGACAATGTGAGCGTCTTCCTTATCCATGGTCGATCTCCTTTCGCAGCTCGTCATAGAGTTCCGAAAAGCGGCGGTTCCAGTAGCGCAGTCGCCAGAGGAATAGACAACCTACAACAATCCATTCAACGGCGGCGATAGTTGTCAGAATGTCACTCATGCTCTATGCTCCTTTCTCGCAAAGCGGTTGAGCAACACGCTCACGGTGAGCTGACCAATCCTGTTCACATAGGAGCAGTTGAAGCGGTCAGGGTGAGGAACGCTGTTACCGAGGTCGATGACCAGATCACGGGTGTTGTAGGAAATGTCCTTCGTGATAGTCGGCGTGGCGTAGATCACCACATCACGGTTCATCGTGGCTTGCAAGAGACTCTTGGTTTTGGAGTGCGCCACCGTCACAGTTGCGTTACCGAGGGTGAGGTACTTTGCCAAGTTCTGAACGGCGTGACCCCGGCCTACAATGGTAATGTCCTTAGCGTGAACTAAGTCCAATGCCAACAGGAGCGCCAAAGTCGCCTGAGACACCGATGACATTCCATGTGAGTAGGAGTGGTCAATGTCAACCTCGGCGGTGAGCTTAATGCCAGACGGGACGGTTTCTCTGTCCACTACCACGGCCTTATACGGAGGACAGGGGTATTGAGTGAGGTCACAGTCAATGCCCAACAGATCGGCCTTGCGCTTGACCGCTTTCAGAAATACGCTCTCGTAGGAACCCAGCAACAGCAGTCTGCCGGTAGGGTGAAAGCGGGTGGTTTCCTCGTCCAAGGTGACAGAAAGCGTTTTGATTTGCTCCATTACATCATTCATAGTACTTCTCCTTTCTTTCAAAGTCGTGGAGGGAGATCATCTTCTCACGGGTGAGTTTGTCAACCACCCGACCGATCTCTGAGTAGCCGCAGACCGCCGCCAGCCGTTCAAGGTTGCCCTTGGTCTGTGCCGTGACTACGATGGAAATACGGCGGAGGTTCTTTTTCTCAGTCTTCATCGCTTTCCTCCGTGAACACGGTTCCCTCGAACCCTTCTGCTCTGCCAAGAAGTCTCCACAGTCCCTCGTCCTGTTCACCACAGCAGGGACAGGCTTTAGCGGCGATTTTTCCGAGCTTCTGAGGAAAATCCTCGTCTTCCTCGACATACAGAAGGTGTTCGCACTTGCGGCACATGAAGACGGTGAACATTTCGTTACCGCATACACACTTTTTACTCATGTTTATCCTCCATTCGGTCGCAATCGTCAGAGATTGCACAGTCTTCACAGCCCTTATAATAGAAGCAGTCCCAGCAACATGAAATGACAGGCATACACCGCTCAGCGTATTCTTCACAGTTGGCAACAGGGCAAGTGCCATCAACGCAGGCAACGCCCACATAATCGGGGCAGTATTCAGTCTTCATCGCTGTCACCTTCCGTCAAAGCTCTTGCGAGATCGTCAATCATCTGGTGCATGACTCTATCTCCAACATCATCTTCGTTCTGACACCAGAATGAGAATTTCAGGTGTAGCAGCTCATGTACCAGCGTCTTTTCAAAATCGAACGGCACAATGCGGTCGCCGTAACAGGCGGGGTTGATGATCTCAATACGAGCGGTCTTAATTGCTTCTGACCACTCGGTACAGCCTGCGGTATTACGCACCATCATTTCTTCCGGGTGAAGGTGGGTCAACAACTTTATTCGCCACTCCTGCAAGCAGAGTTTTCGCTTCCACTTTTCCAGCAGGGCGAGTTCTTCATTGGTGGCAATCATACTGTCACCTCCTGTTCACGAGGGAGTTTTACGGTGTTACCATCTTTCAGATCGTCAGTGCTGAGTTGATAGGACACTAACTGCATACCGTGAGCCGTGACCTCTACACCATTGAAGAACCCTGCAATAATGCCATCGGGAATATCAAGAGTAATTTTCATCACGGACGCTCCTTTATAATGCGGATTTTTCTCAGGCGCTTACCACACCGCTTACAGACTTCATAATTGCTCTGCCAGCGGTGAGAACCATTACGGCACTTGACCTGAATATGAACATACGGGTCTGCTGTGTGGATACCGAAGCGGCAGAGGATAGAGTTACATGAACGGTTCATTAGGACGCTCCTTTCAGTCTGAGGTTCTTGTAGACGGGGTAGCCCTGATACACGACCTTGCCGCCATGCCACTCAGGGTGCGTTTCCATGTCGGCGTTGAACCGCTTGGCGGAACAGGCAAAGTACCCGTTGGACTTGCACCAAATCTTGTATGCGTCAAACAGAGACTTCGAGCGGGTGTTGACCCCCTCAGCCTGCTCACAGCGTTCTTCGAGGAACTGCAAACACAGATCGTTGTCACGCTCGTACTGGTTGACCACCTTCCGCATGGCGGGGGACATTTTCAGGCCGAAACGCTTGTACTTGAAGTATCCGGCAACCAAAATACCCTGCATAGCTTCTTGTGTTTGAAACTCATTTTTCAGGTTCTTGTCCTGCTCCGCTTCGGTGAAATGGCGGTTGAACTCAATGACCCGCACACGGTCGGAAGCGAACAGGGACTTATCGCTGACGGTGGGGAGATCGTTGCAGGAGAGCCAAAGGGTGAACTGCGGCAGGAAGGTCGTGGCAGTCTCATAGAGGTTCCGGGCTTTGATTTCCTCGCCGCCCGTGAGCTGCTTGATTGTTTCCTCGTCCAGCTTGCCATACTGGTTACTCTCTGCCATTGTGACGAACCGTTTGCCTTTCAAGGAAGCCAGCATGGGGTTTGCTGCTTCGGCGTTCTTCGACCGTTCTGCCTTGCAGATGATCGACACGGGGGATACGGAAGCATAGTCACCGAGAAGGTGGTGAATTGCCGAGAGCATGGTGGACTTGCCGTTGCGAGTGGTCTTGCCGTGAAGAATGAACATACATTCTTCGTTCGCCATACCCAGCATAGAGTACCCCAGCGCCTTTTGCAGATAGTCAGCCTTGTCTTCGTCATTACAAGTGACCTCTGCAACGAACTTCTCCCAGCGGCGGCACCGTGCGTCCTGCAAGGTGTAGTTGAAGTTGGTCTGCATGGTCAGGAAGTCTTTCCAGTCATGTTCCCGGAACTCCATCTTTTCGAGGTCGAAAGTGCCGTTCTTGCAGTTGATAAGGTAGGGGTTTGCGTCAAACTCCGCCGAAGCGATAGGAAGCACACTGGCAGCGTCCTTCATCAGCCGGTCACGGAAGCGCCTGTCGCCCATCTTTACGATGAACTTCATGTACTCGGTGCGGCGTTCTTCATTGGCGATTTCACCGCAATAGAGAGCCATCAGGCGGCAGAACTCCTTGATTTTTTCCGCTACCAGTAGAGAGCCGGTATCCTTGCGCCATGCGCCCTCTGAGTAGGTGAACCAGCTTTTCGCTTCGGGGCAGTAGCGGGTATCATTCTTGTAGCACTCGGAGAACAGCTCCGCCATGCCGGACTCGTCCCACGAATACCCCGTGCCGCTGATCGGGTGGCTATGCTCAGGCTGTGCTTCCTTAATCTGAAACATCACACGGGACTGAGCTTCGTCCATGATGTAACGACCGTTGGAGAGCTGGAAAAGAGCCTGTTCTTCGGGGACAGTTGTGATTTCATCAGCCATAGTTTCACTTCCTTTTCTTCATCGCTCTCGCCAGCACCACGGCGGCACAGTCCTGAGAGTCTTCATCCCACCATGCACAGCGCTGTTTCTGGCAGGGACAGAGGGGAATATCTTCGGGGCAGCTCATTGACAACGGACAGATTTTCTTCTCACTCTCCACTGTCTACACCCCTCCCATAGAAGAAAGCGTTCTTCAAAGCGGTGTCCACATGACGCATGATCTCAGGCGGCAGAGTGCAGATGTATTCCCAATCATCGGACACATCTACGACACGCACCTGTTCACACTCAACCATGCTCGGCTGTAAAGAACCCCAAGTGACAGCCACATGGGTCGGAAGTTCGAGCCGCTTGATTTTAGTGGTCAGGGGAACGACAATACTGGTGGAAGAAAACTGATTGCCGACATTGTTTTGCACAACCACCCACGGACGCTTACCGGCCTGAATATGACTGTTGGCAAGCATGGGAACATCAATGATAACAACATCGCCACGCTGATAAGGTTTCATAATTACCTCCTGTATCTGGTCACGCTGTTGACAATCAACTCAACTTCTGACTGCGGAAGCGGGGGTTTGCAGGCTTGGGAGTTGGCGTACAACAGTTCTTTGTAAATCTCTGCTTTGGTGTATCCTTGGTTATGGAGCTGACCCGCCAGAGAAGTCAGGCTGAGGTTCCGGCTTCCCGGTGTGATAGGCGGGTATTCAGGCTTCAAATGCAACTTGCCGTTTTCAGGACGGCGATAGATGGGGGAATAGATACGCTGAGGGGCAACCGTACCTGAGCTACTTTCCTTCGGTGTGTCTGGAAAATATTTCTCGATCACATAGTCAATCGCTGACTGGTTTTCAATGATCTCGGAGAAGATCAAAACCTCGCCGGTCATGATGAAGTACCGATTGCTCTTGTAAATCTCCACGGCGGCACGGTTGTTCTTACCCTTGAAAGGCATCTCTCCACGAACGAGAATGTGAACTCCTCTCCCGCTTCGAGACTTTTCCGTGTAGGAGTGGCAACGACCGATAATGTCAGCCGCCAGCGGGTTTAGAAGCCCATCGGTAAAGCCATCGTCAATGTCGATACCTACAACTCCTGTATCGTGAAACACATACCCAAGACCGTCATAGTAGCCGTGCTGGACATTGTGTTCAGCGTCAATGTAATTTGACCATGTATCAGGATTAGAGGAAGAAGCCGCCTTTCTCACGGTAGCCTGCATGGGAACCTTTGACCCGTCCCACACATTGACCCATGCCTTTTCCCCTCGAAGCTCAGCGGGTATATTCAAATAGCTCATAGGCTTACCTCAGCTTTCATACGGACTCGGTAAAGACCAGTCCCATCTATCGCCGCCACGGTAGGCGTTGCGGAAGCGGTTTCTCTCGCCATCGCCAGAGAACCACAGGTAATCCGCAGGGAGGACACGACCGACTTCAACCTGACCTTCTCTCTCTGCATACCAGCGAGTCAGTACATCTATACAGAGAGTAATCAAATCGTCATCGACCGGATTTTTCTCTTTGTACCCTACGAATTGTTTAGGTGTAGTCACGACCGTTATAATATCGCCGTAGCCATGATCGACACGGTTGAGCGCACACCACACACAAGCCGCTTTCTCAGCGTCAGAGCAGACCCCTCTGGCTTCTCCCCATAGCATTTTCGCCAGTACAATCACTTCCTCGTCTGTCCACGGCTGAGGTGTCACCTCCGGCTCTGGCTCCGGGGTGACTACCTCTACCACCTCGACAACGGGAGAAGGTTCTTCAACCTCAACCGTGGGTAATTTTAGACAAAGGACTGCGACAATGATGACGAACCACAGGAAGATTGAAAATCTCAGCCCTCGCAAGGGGTCTTAGACTTGCTGGACTTTGGCTTTGTCGAGGTTCCAGCAAAATAGAACTTGTCATCTACGCAGATGGGGAAATCGGGAAAGAGCTTGCTGGCAGTTTGCGT